ATGACAGACGCACCTGAGAATGAAGCGCTTTTCAACATCACCGGACACTATGTGCAGGAATTGAAGGCCGTTCTTCAAAGCGAGAGCATTGTCGAAGGCACCGACTATGAAAACAGCGCCTTCAACGAGAAACGACGGGCGGAAGGATTGCACCTGCTGCGCTTCCATAAGACCGGCACGGCAGCGCAGGCGACGCAGATCTGGGAAAAACATATGACGGCCCGGGCGCATCGATAGGGCGGAAGAAGCCAAGTCTTCGACGGACACCGAGTTGAGATTGCCGGTTCTCCGATCCCCGATCCGGAGACGATAGGTGCTGGTATGCGCCGACATGGACTGATGGCCAGCCCAACATTTCCACGGAAGGAAAAATCATGACCAATGACAAAGCGAATAAGGTCCAGCCCGCCAAAGCGGCTACGACTGACGGCCCCTACGATGTTATCTACTTCGCGAAAAAACACCGCATTTCCAACGAGGATGCCAGGACCATCATCGAGAAACACGGCGCCAATCGCAAAGAAGCAGACAAGGCCGGCCGCCGCATCAGCGTCTGACCGAAGACAACCTCGGAGGCGCCACCTCTTATCGCAATCCGGCCTGCGGCAGCCTCCGATGCCACGATGCAACATCAGCGGACGAATTAACCCTACTGGCTTACCTTAATATCAGCGCGCGCTTGAATACGTGGCGGCCTATGCCATCGTATTCTTACGATAGTCATTCTGGTCCCCGCGAGCGACGCTCCACCGGGACCAAGGCTTGGTTCTTCCGGGGATCGGGCAACTGACGCATAGGGCGCAGCAACATCAAATGGAGGGTATGCCATGAACAACGTATTGGAATTTCGTGCCAAATGCCCGCATGCCGAAAGCCTTTCCGACTGCCGGGAAGCACTTGAACCCGCCGTCATGAAGATCGTCAGCGACGCCGTCAGCAGGGGATACACGGCCGCGGAAGCCGCCATGGTGGTTGCCGATATCGCCGACGATTACATCCTGATGCTGTCGCGCCAACTGCGGCACTGATAGGCGACCCCCGCGCAGCTGTGCCGTCGTGAGCCATTTCACATGCGGACGTCGACACAAACACACACACCTGCGTCTTCGAAGGGCTGAATCTCCAGACGCCGATGACGAACGACAGACGGCTTCGCCCGCTGGCGATCGCCGAGATGCAAAGCCTCATCCGTCATCCCGTTGATATCAGTGGACCGCGCAGCAACTGCAGGGGTAGCAGTGGGTACAGGAGACGAAACCTACCGCGCGATCCGCGGGCAAAACCCCCGATATTGGTGGAAGTTCCCGGCAGAGATCCGACACCACACCCCCCGGGAAAACCGACAGAGGGATAATAGACAACCTGTCCGGGCAAGACGGCAGCCGTCATACGGACAGGCTCCGGCCGGGCGAAAATCGACGGCCACATCCCGCGCCAACAAAAACCCCGCCGGAGCGGGGCTTTCAGCGGAGCGAAGCGGAACGAGCCGAACAACCGGCTCATGTGCAAGCAAGATCGCCCATTTCAAACCCAGGCAACAATACCTCTTTCGCGAGCGTTTGCGGCACTGCTCTGTTCCGCTCAATCTTTGAATCATTGCTGTAATGCCGCGTGAAACAATCAGATGCGCCGTCCCCTTCTCACGTTAAAGCGGCTCAGCCTTGATGAAAGCCGAACCGCTCCAACCTTTGTTTTACGCACTTCCCGACGGAAACCGCTTCGCAGTTTTCCCGAAATTCTCTAACGCCACCTTGGCTGCCGTGGCGGAGCATTGGCCTGGATTTCATGGAGCGGCGCCCGAGACCCGAGAAGTTTCTTCAGCTTCTTCTCCTCCGCCGGGCCGATCCCAAACTTGCGGCAATGCTCGGCAACATCGTGCTCTCGCGGGCCGGGAATGCGAACTTGGCGATTGCTCATGGTTTTCATGACCGTTTCCTCCTGAGAGGAGAACCAACAGGCCGCCGATTTGTTCGTTAGCGATGCCTAAAATTTAGGGTTTGGTTGGTTGGATTTGGCAACGTAGCTCCGCCCATCAAAAAACGGCTGATTGAGGCATGCTGCGAGTGCGATGGAGGTTCCGGACAATCGGCGCCCTCAACTCAATTGATCTTCAACCAATGTCGCAACGCCGCCACCGCGCCATCGCTCGCATAGGCAATAATGCCACCGATCGTCAGGCCGGCAAAGGCGATCAGCCCGGAGATGCCATAGCCGATCGATTTCATTCGTTTCCAGTCTTCAAGCGCCGGCGCGACCATCTCCTGGTTCTTCTCGACGGTCTCTTTGAGGCTCCTGATCTCCTGGCGGATCTGCGCATCCGCGCCGCCGCTGATCGCCACGCTGGTATCGAGATGGGCGATCTGTCTGGCTTGCTCATCGAGCCGCGCGTGGATCACGGCGCGGCTGTCGTGCGCGTTGGTCTTTTCGTCGCTGACCTCCCTGCGCAGAAGCGCGACATTGTCCTCGATGCCTGTCAGCCTGCCCTCGACACGCCCGAGCGCGCGGAGGATATCGTCATTGGATGTCATCGCTCTCGGTGCTCACCTAGGGATAAAATTTCAACTTTTCGGACTGGGGAATGCCATTGGCGACACGGTCGATCACAGCGCCGTAGGGATGAACGCCATCCGGCGTGACGCTCGGGCGCACGATGGAGCCGACCGGTAGCACCGTGGCGCGCGGGATCGAGATGGTAATCGTATTGCCGGAGATGCTGGCGATCAAGGTGGTCGACAGGCGTGCAATGCCATCCGGCCCGGCATAGGTGTTGATCTCCTGCTCCGGCGCGAAAATGCTGGCATCCGCCACTTCGATCGTCGTGTAGGTCGCAACCCCGTCCGTTCCCGACTGCACCGTCACCACGGTGCTCGGCAGCTCCAGCATGCCCGGCCAGACGCCATCCCGGAAGCCGGAAACCCATGCCGCGTAGGTGTCGATCGCCTCGTCGCAGCAAGCATTCGTTTTCGCAAGAATGTCGTTACGAAGGCGCCATTTGCCGGAAGCATCCGTGCCATCCGCCGGCCAAGTGTTGTTGGTTGAAAAGCTTTGATACTCCGCCCGGAGATAGAGGTCGTTGGCGCTGATCGTGCCTGTTGCCGGCGTGGTCGCAGATCCCGCGAAATTGTAGGTGAAACTGTTCGGCCCGGTGACCGTGATGACCACATTGCCGTTATATTCTGTCTGCGTGGCGCCGGAGATCGAAACCGTCTGCCCCGTCACCAATCCGTTGATGCCGGAGGCGATCGTTGCGGTGACGACGGTACCGACCGATGTCAGGGTGACTGTGCGGGTGGAGGCCGTGCGGCCGAGCGGCGGGAAGGCGACGATCTTGACGCCGGAATAACGCGCCCGAAGCCTGGTGACCAGGCTTCGATAGTTGGTGTTGAAGTAAACAGTGTAGGTCGCGGCCGTGTCGTTCTGCCCCATCTGGTTGGCGATGACGGTGAATGGCTTCTTATTGTTGTTGAAGGCGGTGATCTCATCGAGAATGGCCCAGCGCCGGGTGGCGATCGCAGAACCGGTGCCGGTGAGCTCGCGCACGGAACCGTTCCCCGGCATACCGATCATCAGATGCGGAATGCGGCCGATGCCGCCGTCCTTGTCGAGCCAGCGGCGAAACCAGCCGAGATTGCCGCGCGCGTCGGCCGCTGCGGAAAACTGCTGGCGCGCTTCACCCAGGCTGTCGACGACAGCAAGAGCGACCGGCCTTCCATCCCAATCGCCCTTGGCGACCATGAAGTCCGGGCCATAATATTGCGGCTGTGTCTGAGTGGCATAATTGGTGTCGAGCGCTGCCGTGCTGTCGGCGAGCGGCGTGTCCTTGAGGGCCAGGAGAGTGGCGAGATCGCCGGCGCCCCAGACGCGCTCGCCGCGATGTTTCTGGATGCGGTAGACCGGCCAGATCTTGTCGCCGACGGCGGTGTGGTAAAACAGCCAGATCTCGATTTCGCTTTCCGGATCGACATCGGGAATGGTCAGTTCATCCGTCCAGGCGCCGTTTGTCTGGTCGGCCACCGTCACCGTGTTCAGGCCGGCGAAGGTGCATTGGTAGAAGATGCCGGCGGCTCTGATGAACATCGCATCCGCCACCACGGAATTGCCGGGCGCGCCGATCGTGCCGGTGACGACCGTTTCCTGCGGCGCGTTGCCGCCTTCCGTCGAGGCGAAGCCCGAGAGGTGGAAGCGGAATGTTCTGGTCTTATACTGCGGCGTGTTGACGACGATCTTGCTGCATACATAATTCGTGCCGGATGCCGCGGTGACGATCGTGCCCGACGGCATGCGGTTGCGGGTCGTAAAGAACATGTAGCGATCGGAATCTCCGGCCCCGCCGCCGCTCAGCATCGGATTCGTCAGGGCAAGCGAGATGGCGTTCATCATGGGCGTGTTCCATATCTGCTGGTGAGGTCGTCGTAGAACTGGATGGTGCGCCCCTGGCGGGCATTGGCGCGGTCGAGCGCCTGCCGCTCGCGGGCGAGGATGGCGATGACGGGCTCGCCTTCCACGACAGGCGCATGCGCTTCCTGTCTGCGCAGATCATCGGGCAAAGGCGGCAGCGCAATGCCGGCCGCCGCCTGCCCCTTCATCACCGCTGCCCTGTTCAGGCGCTCAGTGGTGGAGCAGCCACTGACGATCAGCAGCAGTGACAGCGCAAGCGTGGTTCTTTTCCCGCTGAAGCTCATAGGATTGGATCTCGGTTTCGAGTGTGTCTCTGGCGGACTGCTCGGCGCGTTCGGTGGCCGCCAGGCGCTTGCGATGCTCTTCGGTGGCTTGTGACGCAGCGTTGCGCTGGCGCTCCATCTCAGCCGCCTTGGCAGCGGCTGAGGTCCTCTCGGCCAGGATTACATAACCGGCGCGCGCCTCGCGAACCGCCGAGGGATAGCCGATCGCAACGGCATAAAGGTGATAGAGCATCAGGCCGGCGGCGATGCCGGCGCCCATTTTGAATGCGTCGAGGATAGAGAACATCAGATGCCCTCGAGGCAGAAGGCGCGTTCCTTCTGCCGGCGCCTGACAAGGCCCGGAAAGACGATGCCGGCGGCGCGGTTCCACTTCAGGAGGGCTTAGCAGCCTTCAGCCGTTTTGCCTTGGTTGATGAGTTTGACGACGCTGGAGCTACAGGCCGCCTTGACGCCGACATTATACCCGAGGGAAGTCAGGGCGACGAAACGTGCGTCGGGGAGCGTGGCCGTGACGCTGCGCTCGATACCGGTGGCGTGCCTCGCTTAGGTGACAGCTAGTTAGAAGCGCCTTCATCGGTCGCACAACGGCAGTCAGAATATCCCCAGACCGTTCTCACGCATGTAGGCTATTTGCTCTCGAATGGCTTCCGGCGATGGGTAGAGCAACCTGTAGCTTTCGGGATTGTCGGGTGAGGCTTTGATTGCCGCAATCGCATCTCTTTCAATCGTGCCGCGTTTAACCGCGAAACGGTACCACGTTGCCGTATTCATAGCGAAGAGTCCGCAGACGACTACAGCGGCCAATGAGGTGAAGAGCCGTCTGTGTTCTACCTTCTCAAGCCACATGAGTAATACGGGAAGAGCACCAAGAACAGCGAATACGGCGTATCGATTTGCGGGAGCTGTAAAGTTCTCTACCCGGCCGACAGCCGCCATGAAACAAGAACCGGAGCCAAATAGGGACACACTAATCAGGGCTGCGCGCCTTGGGGAGGGCGATCTCCACAATTCGATCAAAAGACCGATCAGCGCTCCGACGATCAGCGCTCCAATCAACGATCCTAAGCCCTCTGCCACATATTTGAAAGCTTTGCGGCGTACAATCAGCTCTGCGAACGGCCCGCCCACGATGTCAAGCCCGACGGCGGCGATATGCGCTAACTTGGGCAAGTGGACCGCCCCACCAGGCGCCGAACCAAATCCAGATACAACATATATGACCAGAGAAGCTATAAGTGCCGAGATGAATGCCGCAGCCATCGCATAGCGTTTGCTCAGTATGCAATGGGCCGCCGCGATAGCGGGAACAAGGAAGCCGTTGAGGGACCAAAAGGCCGCCGTTCCCCCTACCGCCAAAGCTAGACTGGCTGCAGCCATTGAAGTCCGCTGCAACAGCCACATGGTGAGAACAGCAACAAAACACAGACCCATGAAGCCGACCTGGAACGACCAACTCAGATTTTCCAGGTGCCTACCCCAAAACATCAGAGAAATTACGATAGGCATCGCTACCCACATTTGAAGGCGAGCCATACGGGCAATCAGGATCGCCGAAGTGAGCTGAAATACCCATATAAATAGTATGCTCAGTTTCCCTGTCCCGTTCGCTATAACGGTGTCCAGCCCGTAGAACAGGCGCGGGAAAGTGATCATATGCTCATTGTGCAATGACCAAAGCTTGCCCCAAGACCTGCTTAGACTGGCAACCTCCCACGCATCCCAGAACGGCATTGGGCCGTAGGCGATGGAGGTCATCCATGCGGTGGACAGGATTGTCGCACCAGCTAAAGCAACCGCGGCGCTCGTCAAAGGATCAGTTAATGCACGCATATCAACCCCAGGAAACCCGCAACGCGGGCTTAAGTACTCAACCCCTAATGATCAGTTCGTTCGCTTTGGTAGCGCATATCTGGTGGTGATGTCATCGTAGAATTGAACGGTGCGCCCCTGGCGGGCGTTGGCGCGGTCGAGCGCCTGCCGCTCGCGGGCGAGGATGGCGATGACGGGTTCGCCTTCCACGACAGGCGCAGCGCTTCCTGCCGGCGCAGATCATCGGGCAAAGGCGGCAGCGCTACGCCGGCCACCGCCTGCCCCTTCACCACCGCCGCCTTGCGCAAGCGCTCAGTGGCGGAGTAGCCACTGACGATCAGCAGCAGTGACAGCGCAAGCGCGGTTCTTTTCCCGCTGAAGCTCATAGGATTGGATCTCGGTTTCGAGTGTGTCTCTGGCCGCCTGCTCGGCCACCTCCACGGCCAGAAGGCGCTTGCGGTGCTCTTCGCTGGCGAGCGACGCCGCATTGCGCTGGCGCTCCATCTCGGCGGCCCTCGCATCGGCAGCAGCCTTCTCGGCCAGCAGCACATAGCCGGCGCGCGCCTCCCGGCCCGCCGAGGGATAGCCGATCGAAACGGCATATAGGTGATAGAGCAGCAGGCCGGCGGCGATGCCGGCGCCCATCTTGAGCGTGTCGAGGATGGCGAACATCAGATGCCCTCGAGGCAGAAGGCGCGTTCTTTCTGCCGGCGCCTGACAAGGCCCGGAAAGACGATGCCGGCGGCGCGGTTCCACTTCAGGAGGGCTTCGCAACCTTCGGCCGTTTTGCCTTGGTTGATGAGTTTGACGACGCTGGAGCCGCACGCGGCCTTGACGCCGACATTATAGGCAAACGAGGTCAGCGCCACGAAGCGCGCATCCGGCAAGGGCACGCGCAAGCAGCCTTCGACGCCGCGCGCATAGGTCTGCAGTTCCAGCGCCAGGAGCGCCTTGCACTCCTCCACCGTCTTGTGATCCCCAGGCTTCACGCCATTGGTGCTGCCATAACAGATCGTCCAGGGCTGGCCTTGAGTGGCCGGATCGGGATAGGCGTTCTGCCTCAGCCCTTCGAAGCCGCCGACCAGCGCAACAGCCAGAGCGGCCGCAGCGCTGCCTTTCTTGAGCCTACCGGCCATCTTCAAATTCCTTTTGCTTGATGACGCGTGCCCAGATGCCGAGAAGGCCGAAAACCCCGGAGAGGGACCGCAGGGCGAAACGGACGTAGAGGTTCCAATCGTCGGAAAGATCGACGAGGAGGCCAATGAACGGCTCGACGAGGATGATCAGCGACGCCGCTGCCCACCACCTAACGGAATAGGCATAGAGAAGCGTGCGCTTCCAGTCGGATGCGAGACGCATGGGAGGCTCCAGGTTGCGAGGATTTAACACTGGATATCTCAGGCATGATGCACTAACCCCAAGCGGTAATTGCGCATCGCGGTGGGAGAGCAATCATGTTTGAAACTGAACAGGAAGAATTTTGGGCCGGCGAATTTGGAGATAACTATATCTCCCGCAATCAAGGGCCGGCGGTCGTCGCAGCGAAGACCGCCATGTTTGCTAAGATCTTGCGCTACACCGATCGAGTTCAATCGGTCAGGGAGTTAGGGGCCAACATTGGGTTGAACATCCTGGCGTTGCGAAATCTCCTTCCAAACGCCGAGTTTCAGGCCATCGAAATCAACGGCAGCGCCTTCAAGCAATTAAACGTCATCCCCGACATTGCCGCCGCCAATGCTTCCTTGTTTGATCCCATCGATTGGGCGCCGACAGACCTGGCATTCACTGCCGGGGTTCTGATCCATTTGAACCCTGACATGCTGCCGGTAGCCTATAAGCGCCTTTATGAAGCCAGCAGCCGCTATGTGCTTGTTGCCGAGTACTACAACCCGAGCCCGGTCGAAGTTTCCTATCGCGGCCATAACGGTAGGCTGTGGAAGCGCGATTTCGCCGGGGAGATGATGGATCTATACCCGAGCCTAAGGCTTGTTGACTATGGGTTTATCTACCATCGGGACATTTTCCCGGCAGATGACTTGACGTGGTTCCTGATGGAGAAGCGCTAGGTGCGCTTGCCAAGCTTGGTTGGCGGGACCAACGCTGAATACGCCACTCCCACGGCGCCGCAGCGCCGCGTAGAATGCTTCGCGGGTCATGGATATCTCCAGATTGTCGAAAACGGTTAAGGATGAATCGGGTACGCGGTGGGGGCTTTACCCGCTATACGCGCGTTGATAAGAGCGGGCCTATGAATTGGATCGCATCAGTCATCATCACGCTCGCAATTCTCTATCTGCGCGCGCCAGACATCTGGCCGGCACGTTTTTGGGCTGAGGATTTGTACGCTTTCCTCATACAAGCCCAGCACGACGGCATTTTCAGTCTTTTCCAATCTTATGCCGGGTATCTGCACACTGTCCCGAGACTGATCAGCCTGGCGTCTCTGGCCTTCCCAATACGGTACGCACCGGAAGTGTTCTTGTTCTTTGTGCTATTCTTCACCGGCTGGTCGGCGTCGATCATCGCGCGGAGCATCGGCGGTTTTGCCGGGATTTTGGCCGGCGCCGCGCTCGTTCTGGCTAATGGCTGGGTCGAGCCGATTGGCAGCGTGACAAACCTGCAATGGTTGCTCGCCCCGACGCTTCTTTTGCTGGCGATCCGGGCGGGTGGTATATCCAAGGCCGAGGGAATAGTTTTCGCCCTGCTGGCCTCAACCAGCGGGCCGTTTACGATCGCTTTCGCGCCAGCTTATCTTTTCGTGCTCGCCAATGACTTCCTGAAGCGCCGCGAAATCAACGCGCCGGCGCTGATCGCGGTGGCGAGCGCGCCAATCCAACTCATCGAGGTGATGCTCTATCCAAACAACCCAACGCCACATGGCGGAAGCGATGCAGCCTGGTTGTTTGGTCGAATTCTCGAGTTGTCGGCAGGCGGCGGCCTTGTGGCCATATTGGCAATCGCGCTGTGCGTCATCTCTGTATTCTTCGGGACGCACAAGCTTCAAAGAGCGCTCCTCATAGGCTCGTCGCTTCTTCTGACCGCAATCGTTGTAGCGAAATTCCGGCATGATACCGACATCTTTATTACTGGCCTGGTCGCCGATCGATACTGGTATGTGCAGGGCGTGATCTGGCTGCTTGTCGGGCTTTCCGCCGTTCGAGAAAGCGGACCCATACCGAAGATTGCCGGGGCTATTGCTGCGGCCATCCTCGTCACGTCAAACATCTACGCCTCCGGCCTTTCCCCGCGACCTTGGTTCAATGCCGGAGGCGGATGGGCAGATGCAGTGGAGCAATCCTATAGTTCTCCGGTGAGGTTTGAGTATGCGCCCGATTGGGCTGTGCGGCTGGAGAGTGGCGTTGTCTTTCGAGACAAATATCCAAGGTGAAGACTACAGCAGCGCAGCGGCGGCAAAGAAGCCGTCGATCTGCTGCGGAGTGAACCCCATCGCCGCGAAGCCGGCGGCCATCATCGGGCTGCCTTTCACGAAGGTGCCGCTATATTCATAAGCGATCTGGACATCGCGCGGCTGTTGCGCAACCCAGGCATCGACGGTATCGAGTACGCCGACCGCGAAGAGTTGAAGTTTGAATTGACGGGCTGAGACGCTACCGACCGGCGGCGGGTTGTTCAGGCTGGCCTGACCGGCTTCAAACGCAGCAATCTCCTCCGCGGTCATTTCGATATCGGCGCCATTGACGTTCTTGATCATCCGCGTATCCCTTCGACTGTAATTTGGCCGCTGAACGTCCCGGATGCAGGAAGGATCTGGAGGGCGTTCCTTGCAGTAGCAGCAACTCGTGCTCCCCCGCTCATCCCGACAGATGTCAATGCCCCACTTACGCTGAATGAGTTTGCTATTGCCTGCATGACCGCAGCCTTATTGAAATTCTCAATGATGACTTCAAAAGTGGCGGCACTGGAGGCGTCTGGAGTGCTGGCAAATAATGCTACGCCAGCAGCCTGCGCACTGCCTGCCGTGACTGATGAAGTCCTCCCTAAAATAACCTGCCACGTATAATCCGTTGCGCCGCTATCATAAGAGCTGCCGTTGTTCGTGCTTGTCCGTAGGAAAAACTGGGCGGTCGCGCTTGGCGTAACGTTGCTAGAGATTCGGAGCTTCCTATATGCCGACAGATCAGTAACCGACAAAGACGCAGACAAGGCAGCAACCGTGAAATCGCCGATCATTTCCCACGGCTGCGTTCGCAAGATCGTGAAGAAATTGGTTCCATCGCAAACGATCTCGGCCGTCGAGCCATTCTTCACGATGAGGGTCGCCAGCCCGTTGATAGTCTCCGATGCAACAGGATCAATGGTAACCCCACCGCCATCTGCAACGACAGTGACCGGCCATCCCGCCCCCAACGTCGCAGCGGCTGCAAGCGTGAGAGTAGCAGCGGCGGTGAACCGAAAGACGGTCCCTGCATCGGCAGCAACCGCAGTATAGTTGGCGTTTTTGGTAGCATATTTGACGCCGCCGCTGACAGCACCGGTAACAGTGAGGCCGGACGCAGACCAGTTCGCTATTTCCACGCCGCTAGCGACCAGTGCGCCTACGCCGGCCGCCTTGAGATGGATACCAGTCGACGGATTTGAGGCGAACCCTACGCCCGGCGCTGCAGCGGAGCCGTCGGCCGCCTTGATTGGCGCGACCATCGGCGCCGAACCATCGCGAGGCAGCGAGTTGGTGATTTCGTTGCCGAGGTCGGTGGTCAGCGCATTCCACGGCACCGGGTCGATAAGCTGACCGACAGAGGGTGCCGTCCCGGCGGGCTTGGAATAGATGCCGGTTGATGGGTTTCTGGGCATTCACCTTCTCCAAAAGAAAAGGCCCCGCGAATTGCGAGGCCTTGTGTTGTGCAGTAGTTGGTAGACCGCCGACGGCGCCATGGTGTCAGCGCCCGGCGCCTAGCAAGCTTTCCCGCGTTGCTGCCCTCGGAAGCCTGAACGGGCTACCATAGGCCATTTTGCTGCCGTGCAAGGAGTGCACGCACGAGTGCGGCAGCCGCCGGCTGTTTCCAACCTCGGTTCATCGTCTCCTGCGGAGTGCCAGAATCCGGTCTCGGCGTCGGAATCGGTGGATCGTCAGGCAGAGCGAAGGGGTCGGCGGCGCCCTCTGTCTGGTACTGCGGCATAAAACTCCTGGCTCTGGCGAGCCGGTTGGCGACCTCCTTGTTTCCCGGCTCATCGTAGCCTCTAAAAGCCCAGGCCCTGTTCATGAGGCGTTGTGCCTCCTCCAGAGATTTAGCGGCGTTCAGCCTGGCGATCAGGCGGGGATCCTCCTGCAGGAAGAATTCGGCCTGCGTCTGCGGGCTGATCGCGCCCGGCTTTTCGCCCTTCTGAGCCGCAAAGTTATAGAGCGCTTGCAGGCGGGTATTGCGCCACGACATGATGCCGCCCGAGGTGCCCGGCTTTCCGCTCGCGCTCGGGTCGGACCAGGAGCCGTTGGCTCTCTTGGTCGAGAACTGGCTTTCGGACTGGCCCGTCGAGGCGATGGCCGCCAGACCATAAGGGTTGCTGACCTGGATGATCGATCCATCTCGCTGCTTATAGCCGTTCTTCACCGTGTCCATGAAGCCGTTGAAGACATCGGCGTCGACGGGTTGCTGGCTAGGAGCGCCCCTTGCCGCCTGCCGGTCGCGGCGGCTGGGTCTCGGCGTGGGAACGGGCACCTTGCCGGGCGGAGTGAAGGGATCGTCGCCGGGCTGCGTGGGCGCCGTCGCGGGCTGCTGGCGGCGTTCATCCGTCGTCATCTGCGGGAGATATTCCGGCCTGGGGGTGGGAACGGGCACATTGGCAGCGGCCGCCTTAGGCTGTGCTGCGATTGCCGCTTCAATCATGCTGTCCGGATAAAGACCGCCCGATGTCCCCTGCTCCTGAGTGATGAGGGCGCGCATAAAATTCTTTGCCATTACCGGGTCGGTCAGGCGAAGATCGTCGTCAGGGTCGATGCCCATCGATCGCGCGATGTTGGCAGCCGCTGTAAAAGAATCAGGCGTCCATCCTCTTTTTCCAGCGATGATCTGATTCGGCGTCAGCATGCCTTCTTGATACTTCCTCATGACCTGCCAGACATTGTGCTCCATGCCAGCTTCCGGCGTGGCATAGACGACTTGTGGATCGCCCTGATCTTTGTTCTCGGAAGGCCGATGATCCCTGGCCTGTGCTGGCCGGCGTACTTGAGATTCGTGGGGTTGTTGTTGCGCATGCCGGGCGGCAACTCGGCGCGACGAACGGGATCGGACAGAATGGTTTGAAGCTCCGCCCCATCGTTTGCGGATCCGGTGCCGCCGCCGCCAGCAGCCGGCGCCGCGGGCTGTTGGCGGCGTTCGTCCGTAGTCATCTGCCGGTCGCGATATCCAGGTCTCAGCGAGGGAATGGGGCCATTGTCAGGCAGCGGAGCGAAGCTGTCGTCGCCCGGCTGATCGGCCGCCATCGGCTGCTCCCGGCGATAATCCGTTGTGACCATCGGGTCTCGATAGGGCTTCGGCGTCGGAATGGGAGCGTTATCAGGCAGCGGGCCGAAGGGATCGTCGCCAGGCTGACCGGCCGCCATGGGCTGTTCCCGGCGATAATCCGTCGTGACCATCGGGTCGCGATAGGGCCGCAGCGTCGGAATAGGTCCGTTGTCGGGCAGCGGGGCGAACAGACCGGCGCCGGGCCGGGCGGCCGGGGCCATGGGCTGTTGGCCGCGATCGTCCGTCGTCATCAGCGGGCCGAGATTGGGTCTTTCCGGCGGAACAGGCCCGTTTTCCGGCAGCGGCGCGAAGGGAAAGTCGCCTGGGTCGCCAGCCGGCGCCGCGCTGCCGTCGCCGCTTGCCTGCTGCTCCTGCCGGCGGATCGCCAGTCCGCCCAGGAGTGCCTGGACGAGACGCGCAGCCCCTTGCCATGGGGATTGTACGGGACCCGACTCCATACCCTGCTGCAGCATGGCGTAGGCCAGCTGCTTGCGCCGATCGTCGATCTCGCCCTGTGTCTTGCCGGTATCGCCGCCGGAAATGAATGACCTCAATGACATTGGTTCACAGCCCTTTCGTAATCGACGCGGTCGAAACCGTCTGCATGTTCGAACATCGCGTCCGGATGAATCTTGCGCACATCGTCGGAGATCAGGCCGATCTGGGTCGGGCCGCCGTCCTTGTGCCTGAAGGCGTCGGCCGACAGACCGTTGTCCAGCGTGCCGACGCGCCTGATGCCTCGTTTCAGCCGCCGGTCCGGCGCATCGGGCCGCTGCCGAAGAGCAACGACAGGAAGCCGGGAGAGGTCGGCGCCGGTGTGGAAGGCTGGCCGGCCGGAGCGGCGGCCCCTTGATCGGTGGCAGCCTGCTGCGCCTGGCGCTGTTGACGAACCGCCAAGCCGCCGAGCCCGCCCTCGGCAAGCCGCGCGACCCCTTCCCACGGCGATTGCACCGGGCTCGGATCCATGCCCTGCTGCAGCATGGCGTAAGCCAGCCGCTTGCGCTGGTCGCTAAGGTCGCTCTGCGTCTTGCCGGTATCGCCGCCGAAGATATATGCCATCAGTTCACCGCCCTTTCGTAATCGACGCGGTCGAAGCCGTCTGGATGTTCGAACACCGCCTCCGGATGGGTCTTGCGCACATCATCGGACATCAGGCCGATCTGGGTCGGGCCGCCATCCTTGTAGCGGAAGGCGTAGACTGGCAGGCCATTCTCCAGCGTGCCGACGCGGTTGATGTCTTCCTTCAGCCGCCGGTCGGATTTCGCCCAGCCGCCAAGCAGCGAGCCGCCAAGCCCGAAGAGGCCGCCCATCGCCGCATTTGACCGAGCGACCTGCTGATTGTAGAGGCCCATCTGCTGATTGAAGTTTTCGTTGATCAGCCCGGCCTGATCGACGGTCGGAAGCTGCGTCGTCGGCGTGTTGACATAGCTCGGCTGGTGGACCTGCGAGCCCGACATCAGCGCCGAAATCTCGTTCAGCGGCTGGTTTCGCTCGGTCAGGATCGAGTTCTGGGCATTGGAATACATGTCGCCAAGATACTGGTCGGAGGCGGCCTGCTTGCGCGTCGAAAAATCGCGCATGGCGTTGTTATAGGCGGCCGAACCCATCGAGATGCCCTTGTCGGCCAGGCTCTGATCGAGGCTTGCCTGATCGCGGTCCCACTGGTTGCTGAAGCCTGACTGCCAATGGTCGTTAACGTATTTGTCAACGTTCCCGGAACTGAGATCGACGTTGGTGCCAAGGATACCGGAGACTTTGGCCGTCTGCTGGTTGGCGAGCTTCGCCAGCCCGAGCTGCGTCTGCTGTGACTGGTTGTAGATCGCCTGATTCTCAGGCGAATAGGTCTGATAGGCCGAATAGGTCGGCAGCTGATAGGTCTTGCCGGTCTGGTCTTTCATCGTCTGGTAGCCGCTGATCTTGTATTCCAGCGAACCATCCGGCGTGTACTGGTTGGTGTGGCTCAGTCCCGCATTGGCGATGGCAGTGTCGACGTTGGTGGCCGTCTGCGCCGCTGCGGTTTGGGTCGGATCAGGCGCCTTCGGGGCCTTCGGCGTGGAGACCATAGGGAAAATCCTCTTTCATGATTGCGTAAAGCAGCGCGTCGCAGTCGCCGAAATAGGCTTGCTGGCGGCCTTCGAGACGGGCGCCGAGCCGGGCCAGAACCGTCTGGGCCTCGATATTGTCGGCGCGGGTCCTTGCGGTTGCCCGGCGGCAGCCGAGCTGGCGAACCACGTAGTGAAAGACCGATCGCATCAGCGTCAGCGTCAGCCGGTCGGCGGCAAGCGAAACCTCGACGTCATGTTCGGTCCAGACGTTGAAGACGAAGCCGGCGATGATCCGGCCGCGGTCGACATGGGCGAGCGTGGTGTAAGGCGGATAGAAGGCGACGCCGATCCTGTTGCCGACCCAGGCCGCGATCTCCTCGCGCGGTTCGGAGACGATCAAATCGGCGCGCCCTTTTCATAAAGCACGGAGCCGCCGATCACCGCCGCCTCGGAGACGGAGCCCGATGAACCCGAGATCAGCGCGCGGATCGTCGGCGCGAGCGCCGAACCCGCGCCCCCTGCGGAGGCGAATTTACGGACGAGCGAAATGCCGGGGAATTTCGCGACACCCCAGATCGCCGTTCCCCATTTCGCCGCCGCATTGTTTTCGACCGACGACAGAAGGGCTGTCGGAATCTTGGTCTGATAGTCCACGGAGATCCCGGCATACATCAGCGTCGACACCCCGATCTGCGCCGTCACCCCGATCAGCTTCGAGAGCTTGGTCGAGAGCCCGTCGCCGTAGCGGCTCCAGGCGCCGACCATCAGCGCATCGATCGCCACGCCATTGTCGTTGGCGCCGGTTTCCGCCTCACGGACCGTGCCGTCGGCGCTGCCGAAGAACAGCCGGTCCTGCCATGTCGCCCAGCAGGAGGCCGGCATGCCGACGAAGCGGCACCAGGCCCCGGTTTCGGTGTTCATGACATATTGATAGGGGCCGAAGGAGGACGGCAGGTTGACGATCGCCATCTGCCGCGCCGGAAAGCTCGAAAGCTGCCACTCCTCGGAGGTCGTGCCGATCGCCGCCACGGTCTCGCGCCAGGTCGGGCCGATCTTGGCGGTGATCGCCCCGAGGCTGGTGGCGCCGCGATCGAGCTGCACCGCCTTGCTGATCGGCACGATGCCATCCGTCGTCATGATCGCCAGATCGGCGCCGACGGAGAGCAGGCATCGATCGGTGCCGAGCGGCCGGCCGAGCTTGAAGGTGCCGATCAGGCCCCAATTGGAAGCACTCGACGGATCGGAGCCCTGGAAAACGATCACCTCGCCTTCCGAGGAGATCAGCACCAGGCACTGCTGCAGACCCGTGGAAACGGGGATGGTCCAGACGTTGATCGCAACCAGCGTGCCGCCATATTTCATGTTGCCGCCGACCGGCAGAACCGTCGCCGCGCCGCTGACGGCATCGGTGGCGAGATACCAGACATTGGTCGAATTCTTCTCGATGAACCACAGACGCGAGCGATAGGCCGTCACCGCGATCAGCAGCGAGGCGTCCGAAATGCCCGTGATCATCGTCGAGGGCACGTAAGGTGTCACGACCGCGCCCTTTTCAAGCTGCGCATTGGCGACCGTTCCCGAAACGGTGACGACAAGCGTGCCGGCCGCCGGCGTGAAGGCGAGCGACACCCGGTTGTTGATACCAGTTCCGTTCAGCGTGCCGGTGAAGGCGCCGGAAAGCGTGACGGAGCCGGTGCCGAAGAAGCTCAGCATGTAGGGCGTGTTGCGAACGGCGACGTTCTGGGTGGCAAGTGCTGCTGTGCCGACAAGAAAATTGTTCGTCCAGGCGGTGCCGTTGAAGAGCAAGGGCGTGTCGAGGCCGTTGACGAGACGCAGGAACTCCTGGCCGGCCGGGTTGGTATATTGCTGCACCGACCAATGGGCGCTGGCCATGCCGGAGACGACAGGCGCACCGACGGCGCCGCCGACAGTGACGTCGAATATCTTGTCACCGGCTGCGGCAAAAAGCCGGTTGGTGGCGCCCGAATAGGGCATAACAGTCTGCACGTCGCCGCCGAGGCCAGTGGAAAAGGCGAACGACCCATAGCGGGCGCGCACCCGGTTGGCCTCGGGAAAGAAGTTGTCGAGCTGAAAGGCGGCATCGGCAGGCATATCCGCCATCTCGACATCGGTTCGCCAGCCGCCGATCGGCGCGATCCAGTCTTTGCTGGGCGAAACGCGGCGGGTGCGCCCGTTCGGGGGGACAGGTCTGCGGGTCATGGGCTTGGAACCGTGATCGTGCCGGGCCAATAATTCTCGGGCGCCTGGCCCCTGCCCGGCAGAGAGAGGTCGACGGCGCTTGCGGCGCGGTCGGCGCCGATGGCGGCTTCCTTGGATCGCTCGAAACTGGCGATCTCCTCGCCATAGTCGAGGCCCTTGGCCCGCTTCCAGCGCCAGATCAGCGAGAGTTCGAGAAGGTCTTCGGGGAAACGCGCCGTATCGGTATCGTTCGCCCAGTTGCCGGCATAAGTCGCCCCGCCGTTCACCGCCACCCAGAAGCCGGAGATATATTCGTATCCGATCGTCTCGCCTGAGGCGTTGGGGTAGATGTCGAGCTTGCCTCCCGACATGCGCCAGATCTGCGGCACCGGGTTCGAGTTCAGGATCGTCTGGCGCTGCCAGGTCTGCGGCTCGACGGGGCCGTTGAGCTGCCAGAGGCGCGAAGCGTTCCAGATCTTCGCATTGGCGGCGAAACGGTCCCAGTCGGCGGGCGGCTCAGTCGGCTCGGGGTTGACACCCGTCGCGGTGAATTGCCTGTCGACCAGGAGTGTGGACCAATCATGCTCGCGCATCAGGTCGCGGCCGGCGCGGGTGGAGAGGATGCGCAGCTGCATGATCTGCGGATCCGCCGAGGACATGACGGCCGTCGGCGGATCGAGGTCGATTTCCGCGCAGACGTTCTGAATGATGGTCAAGAGCGACATGCGCGGGTTCTCCGGTTCAGGCGGCGACGCGGCCGCGAGACTTGTTGCCCTGGCCGCTGCCCTGGCGTTCGTTTTCGATCGCCTCGAAACGGGAGGCCATCTCCTTCATCTGCTCCTGCAGGCGGGTCACCTCGCCCTTCAGCCGTTCGTTTTCGGCGGCAAAGGCCGAGGCCGCGCTGGAATTCTCGGCGGTGGCAAGATAGGCCCGGGCGGCGGCGACGAGCTCGTTCGCCCCCATCCCCACCTTCTGCTTGACGGTGTCGGAGAGCGCGGCGAGCTGCTCGACGGTATAGATATTGACCGCCTCCAGCTCCTTGATCTGGCTGGGCTTGAGATAGGGCCATTGCGCCAGCGGCGTGCCGGTCAGCTGCTCGCGGGCGGCCGCCCCTTCCTTGAAGCGCTTGTAGGCGTCGGAAAAGCGCTGTTTGTCGTTGTCGGTAACCTCGCGATAGACTTCGGTATGTTTGTCGCCTGAGATGAAGATGCGGACGAATTCCCTGTCGGCAAAAATCGGCCGGCCTTCCTTCTCCGTCAGAAAGGTCTGCTCGACCGGTTCGAGGCTGAAAGAGGCGTAAATTCCGGTGCTGTTGTCGGGCATGGTGTGTCTCGCTGTTGATGGCGGGGAAAGTGGGATGGGCGCCGAAGCGCCCGCTGTGATGTCGTGCCGGTGGCTGCCCCTCACCCGGGGTCGCGGCATGTCTCTTCTCCCGCAAGCGGGGAGAAGGTGGCGGCAGCCGGATGAGGGGCAGGCCACGGATGACAAAAGAGAAGCAGCAGTCCGAACGGGCGCCGAAGCGCCCGTTGGTTGACGTGATTTAGTTCACCTTCGACAGGAACGGACGCATCAGCGTCGCCTCGAGCACACCCGTCGCGGTGATGGTGACGCCGGTGCCATTGGCGGTGGCGTTGGCCGAGAGGGTGATGCTCTGGATGACGCCGTTCGGGTTGTAGGTGATGCCCGAGATCGTCGTGCCGCCTGCAATCCCGGTGCCCGCGACAGCTGCACCGATGAACGGGCCGGAACCGGCGTTGAGGCCGGACAGGCTGGTCAGCAGGTTGGAGCCGTTGACCGTGGTTGCGGTAAACGTCTGGTTGGCCGCCGCAAAGTTGACGTTGGCGATGGCCTTGGTGGTTGTTGTCGCCGAGGCCGGCGCGCTCGCCTGGCCTGCGGTGGTGGTGGTTTCGGCAACGACGAGAGCCGCCGTTGCGGTTGCCACCTGCGACGGCGCCTGGCCATTGCGCTGCAGCCAGAGGTAATAGGTGCCTGCCGCAAGGGTGACGGCACCGACCGGGCCGCCGGTAATGGTCGGCGGCTGGGCGGCACCCGAAAAGACGCCGCAGCGCTGGCCGACGACGGCAGCCGCCGTGGTCAGCAGCGAGGCGACATAATCCCGGGTCCACTGGAACCACTGGCCGGGCTGAAGGGTCGTCTGCGAGGCCAGCACGAGCTGGCAATAGACCCATTCGGATTCACGGTCGCCGCCGGCAACCGCGCCGAGGGCGAAGTTCGGCCCGGGAATACCGGAGCCGGAAACGATCGGGCCTTCGACGACGAACGGGTTCGCGCCAAGACGATCGGTCTGGGAAGTTGCGATGGTCATTGGAGTTGATCCTTTCTCGACTTAGGCGAACAACACGCCCTGCAGGAAGGCGTTGTTCATGGTGAGGTTACCGGCGAAGCCCATGAGCTGCACGAAGGCATCCTGGTTGGTGTTCATGCGCTCGTCGCCGATCGGCGCCATGTCGCGGTCGCGGTGCGGGCGGTAGAACAGGTACTTGGTGTTCAGGAAGAACATCTGGTTGAGAGGCGCACCGCCGCCGAAGCCGCCGTCGAAGATCACGTCGGCGCCCATGTATTGCAGCGACTGGAAGCCGGACATGCCCTTATCCGCCGAGGTGATGCGCTGGATCGCCTGCAGCGATTCCCAGTAGAGGCGGAAGAAGTTGTTGTCGGCGACGACGAGATCGGGCGCGTCGGAGCCGCGAACGCAGGACATATAGAGCCGGTTCATATAGCTCTGGATGTTGGCATTGGTGGCAGCCGCACCGCCGTCGGCCGAGGCCGAGAATTTCTGGTTGCGCCAGAACCCCCAGGTGGCGCGCGAGATACCACCGACGGTGCCCGAGGTCGGAGAGGTCGAGATCAGTAGCTGCAGGCCGCCGATCTGCCGCCCGCCATCGGCGGTGCCATCGGAATAGCAGTCGAGCGCGATGTTGTTCTTCAGCGTGGTTTCGGCGTTTTCGATGCGCTGCTCGAGCAGATCGAGGATCGCATCCTCGCCGGAGTTCTGCAGCTGTTCGAGGCCCGACATGGAGACGGCGACCGCGGCCTGCTTGAGGTCGTATTCGGCGGCGGTGATGACGTCGGAGGGCTGGACGTTCAGGATATCGTAGCCGGAATAGCGCTTGAAGGTGCTGTTTTCCTGGTACTGCAGTTCCTGAACGATGGTGCGGCCGCCGGAGATGGGTTTCTTTCGGCCGCGGCTGTTCAGACGGGTGAGAAGACCATTGTTCTTCGTCACGTCGTCGGCGACGGTGCCGCTGCGGTTGCGCAGCGTCGTGGTCACGATTTCAGAGAGGTTGGGCGAAATGGGCATTGATCATTCCTTTGATCAAACTTGACCGCGCGCGGAGCGCATGGCGTCGCGAAGCGAGTCTCGGATTGAAGTGGGCTGGCCTCTTGCCGCATCGCGGGTCGGGCCCGGGGCGGAAGATCCAGAGATGGATCGCGAGGCGCGGCGGGCTTGATCTGCCGCTGCGGCCCTCTGGGCTTGCTGTTGGTGGATAGGCGCCTGCGCAGTCTGGCTGATCAACTGCCGGCGAATGTCCGGACGCATCCAGCATGCGGCGTCGTAGGCGTCCTGAAGCGATGATGCCCGCCCTGCGTTGATAAGGGCGACCATGTCGTCGAGAACGTCATCGGCGTGCGCGTTTGCGGGGTCGGAAAGGAAGGCATCGACTTGAGTTTCGGTGTCCCTTTTCCTGAGAACATGTTCGACCGTCGCCTCGACATTGATGGGTCGAGGTTGCGGCTGTACCTGCTGCGAACTCCGCTGCAGGACCTGATCCGTCTGGCCATTGACCAGGGCATGAAGATTGACCCCGGCCATCCTGGCGACGTGAACGACGGTATTGACGGGATCGTGGATCAGCGCCTTTTCCCAGTCGATCGCCCGGCGCATGACGTCTGCATGCGTCATGCCGGCCTGGCGGATGAGCGGCGTGAATTCCTCGAGCCCCTTGTAATCCTGCAGGACGCGGAAGCCGTTATCGACCTCCTGCTCCCGCTTGGCGATCGCCGCCTGCACTTCACCGGGAAGGCTGGTAAATTGCGCCTTGGCTTCCGCCGACCAGCCGGGCGGAACCCGGCTGCCGATGGCTGCGGGCTGTTCAACGCCCTGCCCTCGGCTCTGTGCCTGCGGCGTCTGATGGGCGGCAGCGGTTTGCTCCTGCCCCTTGGCCAGGAAGCGGCCATTTTCGCCGTCGCGCGGCTGGCCGGTGATATCGCCAGGTCCATTGCCTTCGACGGTGTCGATTGCCGCCTTCAGGCTGTCGCGGATGCTGACCGGCCTTTCATTCAGGGACTTGTCGTCGAACGCGCCAAAATCTTCGCTGCCGTTGCCGGCCTCGTTCAGGTCTTCCATATCCATTGGGGAAAGTTCCTTTTTCGGGGATTGATGCCCGCCAGGTCTTTGTCGTTATCCCGGAACGCTGCACGCTTCCGGGCAACATGCATTAGGCGTTGTATTCGGCGTGAACCCGCCGCAGTTCATTGCGGATTGCCTTTCGATCCGTCTTCGGCTTCTCGATCGGCTGCGGCTTTTCATTGCCGATCTCGACCACGCCGGCCGCCCGATAGGCGGAGCGCAGCTTGGCTTTCGAGGTGTAATGCCTGCCGTCATGCATCGACTGGATATCGATGCTGTCACTGACGAAATGCGGCGCCGGCAGATCGGACTGCGCCAGGTTGTCAGCCGGCATGCAGTTGTGCGGCCATTTGTCGAGTGCGTGCCAGCCGCCGCAGACGCGGCAATAGCGTTCTCTCATGTTTCAACTCCAATCACTGATAGGCCGGCTGCTGCGCCTGCAGCTGCTGCAAGGCCTGCGCCGCCGCCTCGCCGCGCGCCTGTTCCACCACGGCGCGATGCTCGATCTCGGCCTGGGCGACGCCAAGCTCGGCTTTGCGCTGTTCGGCGCCCGCCTTCACCTCAGCCGTTTTCAGCTTGAGCATCTGCTCGGGCGAAGGTTGCGGCGGTTGCTGCGGTTGCTGCGGCGCGGTCGCCGCCTCGGAGAGCTTGGCGCCGACCTGCTCCAGCGTGCTTTCCAACTGGCGGCCGGCCCTGAAGCCGCGGGCGGCAAAGAGCAGCGTCTCGACCATGACGGGAACGAGGATCGGGTTCTGCTGCGCCATGGCGCCGGCCTGCTGCAGGAAGCCGCCGACCATCTGCACGAATTCCATACGGCGCTGCTTTTCGGCGTCCTCGTCGGGCTCGATCGTCGAATCCGTTTCGATGTCGATCTGGAAGCCGCGAATGCTGTCGTTGCGCAACAGCTGCACCACCTCGTCGATCGTCGGCTGCTGCATCATCTGCTGGAGCTGCGACGGCATTTCGGGCGGCGCCATTTCAGGGGGCGACTGGGCCGGCTGGCCCATTTGCCCGGCGCGCGCCGCAGCCTGCTGGGCAGCCATCTGCATCTGCAGCTGAACCTGCTGCTTCTCGGCCATTGTCGGCAGCTTGATGCCGCTCACCAGCATCAAAGTTTCCGGCTGGAACTGGTCGCAGATGATTTCGCCGGCCAGGCGGATGATGTCGCGGGCAAACCTGGCAAGCTCCGACTGGCGGTCGCGGATGCGGATCGAGCCCCACTGGCTCTTGATGCGCTGCGCCGTCGCCGTCTCGGACGCCTGGGTATCGCCGCGGACGATGTCCGAAATGCCGGTGATCTGGTAGACGTCCTCGATCAGCTGCTTGCGGGCCTGGATGCAGGCGATAATGACCTTCTGCACCTCGTCGATCGGCAGCGTCACGATGGCCTTCGAGCCACCCTTGTCGGTAAAAGCCGCCCATTCCGGGATCGGCACCATCACCGCATCATTGTCAGGCCGCATCGCCTTCTCGATCGCTGGCGAGATTGCGCCGTCGCCGGAGGGATAGAACACTTTCAGGCGCAGCTGATCGGTCAGCTTGTTGACGCGTTTCGTCAGCAGGTCGATCTCGTCGCATTGCTGCTGATAATAGACATAGTCGGGCACCGGGATCAGCGAGCTGGTCGACATCGTTCCATAGGCCGGTCGCGGGCAAGGCCAGAAATGCGTCAGGTCGAGCGGCGGCTCCGACACTTCGAGCGCCACCGGCGCGCCGTCGGCGATCCAGACGGTATAGTTTTCGCTCTTGCACCAGATCTCCCAGACATGGGTCTTGTCCTCGTTCTCGGCGCGCTCGGTCTGGCTGGTGCCCTTGTTGCTGCCCGTAGCTTGCGCCTGGAGCGATGCCATGGCGTCGGGGCCGAAGCGCTTCCCCAGCTCCTCATCGGTCATCGGAACGCGCCGCGCCACCCAGGTCACATCCTTCCAACGGCGGGCCGGCGAATGCAGGAAATCCGACCAGTGCACATAGTCGATGCACACACGCTCATCGCTGATCACCTCGGGCGGAGCGCCGCCATTCTCACCTATGCCGTCGCCTGGCAAACCGCTGGGCAAACCGCTGGGCAAACCGCCGAGGAGACCCTCGGGCAAGCCACCACTGGCCGGCGGGGCGGAAGGCTGGACGCCCATGTCGAGCGGCTCGAAATCGGCCTCGTAGCGCAGCCACACCGTACCGCGGGCACAGAGCAGGAAATCGTCGCGCACCGCCCGCATGATGGAATCGATATCGGCTTCATCGCCGGTATAGGCGAGATTGCGCTCGACCAGTTCCGAAGCCATGCGCGCCACCGGCTGCGCATCCTTGAAGCGGCGCTCGACGACCGGCTGCGGCACGCGGGCATAGACGGCCGGCTGCAGCACCGAGGTATTGGCCCAAAGCATCGGAAACCGACGCTTGGCCGCACTCGTCTGGTCCGACTGCTGGTCGAGATAGATCTTCTCGATCTTGACGCAGCGGTCATGCCAGGTCTTGAAATAGCGCTGGGCGCGCTCGAGTTCCTGCTGCCAACGGGCGCCGACCTTTGCCAGGTCCCATTGCTGCCCGCCCTCTGGAACCGCCGTTTCGTCTTCCATCAAACACGCTCGCTGTAGGTCGGGGTGGAATCAACAAAGTCGTTGAAGGTCATCGTCTGGAAGGTCGGGAGGCTCTTCACTTGCGGCTTCAGCGGTTCAGGCGCCAATCCGGTGAAGATGATCGCCAGACCGCCGAAAGCGTCCGCACCGTGCGATGCCCAGTTGTGCAGGGGCTCATCGCGGAAAACGCTCAGATCCTCGTCCCAATCCTTGCGGTAGTTTCTGAGACATTTGATGCCCTGGATGCAGCCGGCCTGATCGAACTCGATCCTCGCCAGAATGCGCCGGGTGCCGTTGATGCGGTCATGGACATAGGCGCGCTCGATCTTGCGGACGGTGCCGAGACCGCGGGCCCTGACCTCTTTCAGCATGACCTCGATGCGGGTCATGCCGCCGCGTGTCCATTCCCTGACCTTGATGTCATGCGGCATGTTGTGGATGCCGTAGACATAGCCATGTTCTTCGCCGCGCCGCTCCAGCTCGTCGAGCATGCCGTCCATGCCGGTGCCGGTATGCTCGAAATAGCCGATCATCCGGACACGGCCAGGCAGCACCTGAAACAGCCAGACGCTGTTGGTATCGTCCATGCCGATGTCGGAAATGGTGTGGACGGGATAGCCTTCCACATGCGGGAAAACCCCGATGCGCTCTTCGGCATCGGCGACCGCCATCTGATCGGCGTAATAGGCGCCCTCGACGCTCGCCTCGAACGCTTCGGCCGGCGTCGAGGGATATTCGCGCTTCATGTCGCCGAGCTGGGTTTCGGCCTTCTTGACGTACCAGGCCTTCTGCCCGTCCGTCAGCGTGATGCCCTGGTCGGCCAGATTGCGGAAATATTTGACGAAAGCATCGGTGATGATCACGCCTTGTGGCGCGATCGAATATTGCGGCTCCTTCCACCAGGGAAAGAAATGGAATTTGAAGTCCAGTTCGGTCAGCTCTAGCGCCTGGCGCTGCTTGACCTGGGAATCTTCGCAGAGCGTGTAGAAATGCCCTTCCTGGCCTTCCGCCGTGCTTTCGACGAAGACCAGCTGGCCGGCCTGCACCGTATTCAGCGCGCCGGTGCGGACCTCCCTCGCCTTGTCGGGATATTTCGCGCAAAGCTTTCCATATTCGGAAATATGGAGATATTGCAGCGTTCCCGAGCGCAGCGAGGTGCCGACACGAATGCTCGAATTGTTGGCGAGCAGCAGTTCGGTCTGGTTGGCTCTGACCACAGGCACGGCGTTGCGGATACCATCCGGCAGATTGTCATAAGGGTACTTGATCTTATCCCGGAAGATCGTCTGCACGTCGCCCAGCGTATGAGCGATGGTGCCGGCCCTGATATCCCGGTTGAAGACGCAGGCATCGAGCATGAAGATCTGGATGAAGGTGGTGAGACCGAGCTGGCGGGCTTTCAGCAGCACGTTGAGATAATGCATCTGCTCGAAAAAGGTCATCTGCGTCCAGTTCATTTCGAACCTGACGCGTTTGCCCGCCTTGTCGGTGATCCAATAGAGGTTGTTCAGCCGCCAGCGCCAGTCGGAAAACTGGTCAACCGCCGTCTGGAAGTCCGCGGGTTTTGCCATTGATCACATCCAGCAACTGCGAAACCTCGCCGGTCACGCCGTGATCGAACTCGACCTTGGCGCCATATTTCTTCGGCTTCAGCTTCTCGGCGACCCATTGGCGGGTGGCGATGCGCAGCTGCGACCGCCGGATCGCCTCGCCATTTTCCTGCCAGCCGGTGGTTTCACCGGCGGCGTTCTTCTTTTCGATCCAGTCATTGCTGCGATCGTCGGCGATCTCGACCAGCTCGTCGACGAAGCCGTCTGCGAGGATCTCGCGCGCCAGGGCGTAGCGTGCCCGAAACGCCGCCTTCTCCTCGTCCGCCAGCCAGGACAGCACGGTCGATTTCGCCGGCATGTCCTCGTCCCGGCAGATCGACCGCAGGCTTTCCCTGTCGGCAATGCGCTCGCAGATCTTCTCGGCGATCGCCTGGCTGAACTTGATCGGTCTTCCCATGAGGCGCTGCCGCCGAATTCTCTAAAAAAGCGCGACGATGTTGGACGCCGTGGTCCCGGTCAGTGCCACGATGGCGGCATGAACCGGCAGGACCGTCCCGGCCGGCACGCTCCTGAAGATCACAGGATCCATGTCGCGCCGCGGCGCAATGGCAACGTCCCCCGCCGTGCCGATATAAAGCGCACGCGCACCGACGATGGCGGTATCGTTCGGCGTCACCGCGGCGGCCCGCGAGGCCGGAGCAATCGAGGCGTCCAT